TCGAAATACAACCATTTCTCAAAATCGTCGAATTCGTTAATTAATTTTACTTTTTTATCGACCCAGCTTTTTTGATATTGTTTTGCATATTTACTTCCGTGAGATCCCGTATATTCATATATGTAAATATCCGATGTTGAGTACTCGCTATAATCAAACTTTTGAGCATTTTTATCAAATTGACTTATTTGTTTTAATTTATATATAAAGTTATCTATTCTTGATACAGCTGAACTAAAATGAATATAATTCGAAAATATCGAATAGTCAATATTGAGTCGTACACCATCAGCACTAGAGCTGTAGTTATTTATTATCTCACTTCTTAGGTCACTATCTTTTCCTAAAATTTCATTTCTATTTTGATACCCTGTTTGCAAACGCGGTGTTGTATCCAAGCAAAGATCGAAATTAGGAGCAGCTATAGAAAATGCTCCCACATCTACCGGGGTATCTAATAATACTTTGTTTATTACTGGCTGGGTTGCTTGAGCTATAAGCCATCCCTGATCTTTTACTACAATACTAGTAGGTAAAGGTTCATATAATTTAAGTAATATAGTATTAGGATTTACAGGATCAGGAGGGAAAATATCGTTAATTAACCACGCTGCAACTGTATAGATTCTGTTAAAACCAAAATTTATTGAGATGTGAGTCCATAAAGGATTGTTAGGTATAGCAGCTACTTGGTCATACGGAGCTTGGACGGCTGAGGTAGTGCTAAGTTTTTGATATCTTGAATAGAAATCTTCGAGTTCTGAACCTTGATTAAGTTCGTCATCTTCTCCTAGCGTTGGAATTATTCTAACCTCAGTTCTATCTGAACTTACCGAATGTACTTTGAATTTTGGACCTACTGGTTTTCCTACTGCGTCTCTATGAAAATTATATACTACGCTGAATACACCGCTCGTATAACCAGCATCCCTAAGGTGCTTTTCGATATCTAATTCAACTTGAGGTTGTCTGTCAATATCAGAAGTTATACTCCAATCATTAACTTTATGATCAGAAAATAATCTTGTTTTACTATTATCATATACATGAAGTTCAACTCTATCATAGTCACTTTTACCGAACTCAGGATTACGAAGATAACCGTAAACATTATCCATAAGATCTAGATCTTGCGGTGTATATGATCTACCTCGAACCTCTCCAGGTGCTGTATCTACTTCTACTATATTCTGATAATTTAACGGCATTATATTTTTCCAATTAACTGCTTAAATTCAGTATCTATTGTTTTTTGATATTGATTAAACGAAAAAGAATTATTACGCAAACTAACTTTAATTTTTTTAGAGGTATCTTCCTTTTTTAGTATTATTATACCTTTATCGTTACGAGTAGGAGTGGTAATTATTTTTTCTCGGTCTCCTATTATTACTATATCTTCTTCAGCTGGTAGTTTTGAATCGCCTGCTAATTCACCTAGTTCGTCACGTGCAGCTAATCGATCAGCTAACTCTTTTTCAACTGGTGTATGTATTAGGTCGCTATCATTTGACGCTGGCCGTATAACTTGCCTTACTAATTTTAGATCAGCAACTATTGGTTGACCGCTTTTTAAGGTAATAATACCTTCTTCAGCTGTTCGTTCAGTTATCTCTACTAGCTCTTTAGGAATAGTAAATACAGTTCTACCATGTGAATCTACATACGGTGTAGTATCCGGTATTTCTAGCGGAGGTGGTGGAGGTGGTTCGTTAGGAGTTACAGGATCTTCTTCATCTACTGGTTCAAAAACACAACTACCATCATCTATACGAGCTTCTGGATCATAATTTATCGCATCAGGGTCTGTACATCCTACACGTGGTTGTTCAACTGTTATTACTGGTACTGCAACTGCGCTAGATGTTGCCGAGGCAGTTAGATCAACTATTACTTCGTTATTATTATTAATTACTATACTTGGTAATACTTCAGAATCTTCACACGCTTTTTGGTTTTCTAATACTAGTTCAGTTGGTGTTATAGGCGCAGGTGGTCTAACTATATCTTGAACCGGGTCAACTGGTTCCCGAACCGGCTCTTGTTTATTTTCTATTTCTTTTACTATCTCATTAGACTCTTCTATAATCTTATCTATCTCAGTTGCAACTATAGATTCCGTTTTCTGCGTTTCAACTTCTTTAATTTCACGATCAGCAACTGTTTGTTTTCTAGCTTCTTCTTGTGCTCGTACTAATGCAGTATAAGCTGGGTTAGGGAAAGGTCTAGACTGTGGTACCATTAATCCTCTAGGTCCCCCTGGTAACGCTACCATATAATACTTTATAGGTGGTTCACCGTTGAAATTATTTCCTGCACTAGCAGCTCTTATTGCATTGTTATCATGAAGAGCAGGTCCCCAAGCAGTTGCTCCAATGTCAGGGTAGAATGGACCTGTTGGGTTTATTACAGGTGATACAAGATTTACTTCTTTACCTACTGTAGCTTGAGCTTGTTGCACGGGAGTCAAGCTCTGATTAGCTATTTCTTTAGCTCTTTGAACTCCTCCTGTATTAGGTATTGTATTTTTTTTACTAACTGCCATTATCTATTAACCTTGAAATAAAAATTCTCATCGTATACTACAACCGAAGAGTCTGATTGAGTAACTTGGAAACATAACTTATAGTAACGTTCCGGCATAAAAGAGTTCATTTCAAGCTTAATAAAATTACCGTTTGAATCACAACTCAGTTTAGTTCCAGTACTACTATATGGAATTACAAATTCTTCAGTTATAGCATCCTTTACTGCATAGTAAGACGAAGTTGGTAAAAATTGTACATTTTTGTAATTAGATTGAGTTGAAAAAGTTTTAACAGGATATCTATCACGACCTACTACTCTTATCTTAGGTTCTTCTTTTATCGAATACTCGTGTTTAAGATTTTTTACATAAATAACGTTTTGATCAGAAGTTAATTCAGTTAGACTTCCTGTATCAAAAGTAGAGTCATCATAAACTACTTCTAGTTTAGGTTGATAAACAGTATTTGTTTCTCTCGAAAAATATTTAACTGAACCAAATACTTTGGTATTAGTTTCCTGTGAACCTGAACGTAGTAATATTATCCCATCATTTGAAACGCTACCCGACATTATGTAATTTATTACTGGTGTTATGTCCATTCTTATGTCAGAACTTTCGTGATTAAACGATTGAGTACCATAATAGCTTGAATACCATGTACCACCACCCGTCACATTACTATATAATATTTGCGATCCAGCTGCTAATGAACGTGAAGTCCATTGTGTGTCTCTAGCAGGTACATATTCAACAGTACCTACTTCTTTATCTCTATACTTCCATGAAGAACCTTCTTTAATATATCCATTTTCGTTAGTAGGTTCAATAGCTCTACCAACTCCCGGCGTCCATGACTGAGATAACGGGTATGCTATCAGCTTATATTCTAGAGGAATTTCGGTTGTTTCAGTTTGATATAAATTTAATAAGAATCTAGGTCGCACTATATCTCCCGACGCAATAGAAGCACTTACGTCATCTAAGGGAAACTTCATTAGAATTCTAGACGTAAAAATACCGGCAGATGAAGATACTTTAGTAAGCTCTAGTATAGAATCTATACCAGCATTTAAGCTACCAGTTTTCTCATAAATTGTATTATCAGCATCTGCATATATTGATTTTATCATTTATCTACTCCTATATGGATTGAACTCTACCTTTAATATCAGAATCAGGATATTTAACTTCGAATATACTCGGATCTAATGACGGGTACACGACACTGTCTCTTGTCGCTTGCTTTATATCATAAAGGTTACCTGAATAGCCTTGCTGTGAATCATGAAGATTAACTATCTCTAATTTAGTAACGCTTTGAATTCCCATTAATGAAGCTAACTCTGTATATACATCTGCGAATATTATAGGTTGATTTACTTGCATATTATCGATATTAAAAAACTGTTTAAGTCTATCTATCGCTTTAAGTAAAACATCATTACTATTAAACCCAGGAAGTGTAATTATTTCAAACTCTATTCCTATATTAATAATAAAAGCATTTTTTATAGTAATGGCATCAGTAAGTAATCTAAACGGTGCTAGATAATTTTTTATATTTTCTTTAGTAGCAGGATTAGTATTTACTAATTGCTTGTTAGCGTTATATGATAAGGTATATAAACTTATAGCAAATTGATTAGGAATTCTATTATTAATTCCAGTATTATTAAGTTGCTCGTCTTGAGTTACAAATACCTTAGCTACCGACCCAAACTGCGACGGCATAGTTAAAGTTCTTATCATATAATCATTTCTACTTACTACCCTACCTTGAGCATTAAAATGAGCTAAAGCGTTATTTCGCATCTCTTCAACTGTTTCGGCTCCTCTACCACCTTGAGCAGGTGATGGATTAGTAGCTGCTAGTGATCCTACCGCTGTTTCGTACGCACTTCTATCTAATCCACTACCATCAGTTAAAAATGATACATTATCGATAGCAGTTATATCCCCTGCAGCAACATTATCTTTCACGCCTTCTCCTACAGTATACTCGACTGTTATTGTAGTATTACTAGGTGCTTCTCCGTACGCTTTAGTGTATAAAAAGTTCGATGGGTCTATAAACGTATTTTTCATAGGGGTAGCAGATGCTAACATCGAACCTGCATTTACTGGATTTGGCACTATCTCTTCATCAGGCTGAGTAGATGTTCCCGGTCCGAATTCTACTACCATTTTACCATCTTCTCTTATTCTAGAAATAAACCGCTTACTGGTTTTTCTTAATTTGAGTAGATATGGAGTCTCTGAATTATATTCTGTAAGCTCAGGATCTATATATTGATTATTTTCTATTTCCTTAAACAAAGTATCTTGTGCTAGGAACGGAACTTCTGACCATTCATTGCCTTGTGAATCAGTTACTTTAGTAATCTCTATAATATTTTTTCTAGATAGAGGTACTGATAGATATGGCTTTGCTCCACCAACTGAGAAGTTTTCTATTATAGTATTTCCAGACTCAAACGTTACAGTTTTACGGAGTAAATAGTAAGTTGGTTCCCCTGTAGTATCATCAGTGGAAAATATCGATATATGAGTTGGATTAGCCGAGCCTGATATACTAAAATCAATAGGTAATCCTCTACGAAACGTAGCACCTTTACTACCTTTCACTTTCATACCACCTTGAATTACAAGTGCATATCTAAAATCTGGTTTATTATCTGCTCCTACACCTATTGCAGGAACCTGCTGAAATACGTCTATAGGTACTTGAGCAGCTATAGCTTGTTTTGGTTTATAACCAAGAGATTGTGCTAGAGCAATAACATTTTTTCGCTCTGTTGCATAAGGAAGCAAAGTTTCTTTGAATTGTTTATCTAAATAAAAACTTAAAAGGTCTCCCACGTACGCAGTCGTTTCGAGAAACATCATACCTGGCGACGCTTCGTTAAAATCATTAAACGTAGTTGGGTAATACGTTTTCGCAAAATCTAATAGATTTTTTCTAATAGTTGGAAAATCCTTTCCAATATATTTAATGTCTTTTGATATTTTTTCGTTTATTGATGCCATTATCTTACAAGTTACCTACCGCTACACTCCCATCCGATGAAAACCTAAACGTTACAGTTGTAAATTCACGTATATCGTCTATTACTGAAAAGGTTAGTGATATATTAATTTTATATTGATCTATATTTTCAATGCTTCTGTCAGTTATAATATTTTCTACTTTTATATAAGGTAGCCAGAATCTTATAGCAGAAAGTAGTTCGCTTTTTACTTTTTCTTCTAATGATTTAGTATTAGGCTGAAAGATAAATCTCCTTAAGTTAGTCCCAAAATCAGGTTGCATATATCTTTCACCTTTATGGGTAAGTAAGAGGTTTACCAAATTAGTTTTAGCTTGATCGAGAGTCGTATAATTAAGCTTAAAGTTTGAACGTCCAGGTCCAAACGGCAGTGCAACTCCTAATGCTATATCATCTCTATCAAATAAATTCATAATTATTTCTTAAACCTTTTTACTAACTCACTGTAATCTCTAGTTAATGCTTTCGCTACAGCTGGATCAACCTGAGCATTATTTGCTATACCTCCACTAGTATTTCTTTGAGGTAGCATTTCCTGAACTGATGGCGTACCTGAGGTCTGCATGTCTCCGTATCCTAGTTTTGCTGCTAGGGAATTTCTATCGAACGTTTCAGCATTTTCCGTAGTAAAAGTTTGGTTGCCCATAGTTGGATAACCACCTTCTTGAGATAATCTAGAAGTATGGCCAGATGCGATATCTCCCGCTGTCTCGTTTAATATATCGTTCAGCATTTTATTTTTAGTAAATTGCTGTTTTACTGCAGGCTTTCTAGCTGCTCGCTCTACACTATCAGCTAACCCTAATGCATGCTGTAACCCAGTGTTAAACTCTTTCTTTGTAACCTTTGGTTTTTTATTTTCGTTAAGAATCTGTCTTACTTCTTTTCGGACTTCTTCTTTTACTATTTTTCGTATAACTTGTGCTAATTTGTTTGTTGTTGACATAGTTCTCCTCTGAATATACTTTATCATATATAAATATAACTTATTCTAATTTATTGGTTAAATTATTTAGGCAACTCCCATCCACGGAACTGGGGGTCCAGGTATTGGACCAGACGGTGAGGGAATTAACCCTAAATAAATTCCATTAATCATTTGCATGTGCTGCGTAAACCCTGAAACTAAAATTCCTGCTATCGCATTACAATTCTCTGAATGAAATGCATCATGAATACTAGACGCTAAACCCATTAAAGCACCAAACCCTGGATCTAACTGTACTACTCCTGTCGTTGGTGCTATCTTAGGTGGGTGAGGTGGTACCGGTAAATATTGCGCTGAAGCCCATGCGTTAATAACACCGTTAGCTGCTGGTATCCATGTAGGTACACCAAGATCTAAACCTTCTGGTGGAGTTCCTGCTGCGTTAAATGCATTATTAAACGATGTTCTAAACCCCGATTCGACACTTGCTTTTACGAATCCTCCATTTAGTAAATTATTATATGGAATTACAGCTGAAGTCTTAATTGCTAGATCATACTCATCAGCAATTTTTTTTGCTGTAGGTGCTCCTGCTTCTTGATAATCCTCTCCACCTTCTGCGTTTCCACAAAACCATGAATTCATTGCTGCTTGAAATACTCCCCAGTTAGCTGGCATATAATAACTCCTTAAGGTTGACCAAAAACTGTCTCACTATATTGTGTAGGTATATCAGATTTTAGTGTAGCAAGATCTGATTGTTGCTGCGCATATTGAGGAGCTTGTATTGGTGGTCCGGATGGACCTGCTGGAGTAGGATGAATCTCTCCTTGTAATGTAGTAAGCATAGCATCTATAATATCACATAATCTAGCTTTCCACGAGTCATCAACATCTCCTAAAACGAATGGATGCCCTTTAGTACTTCCTACTGTTGGTGACCCACCTTGAGCTGAATCTTGTTCTACTCCTATATAAATTAAAGGGCATTCAAGTTCAAACTTCTCTGTAGCATTAAGAT